ACAAAAGTGCTTTGCACCCTGACGCCAATACCTAGCGACGTTTCGCCAGGGTGGCTGTCTCTAATCCAGTAACCCATCAAACGGCCTGCGCTATCAAACTGCTGGCCAAATAATATGTCTTGAGAATTGTCTTTATTAAAATCTAACCAATCAGGCTCAAGCATCTGCACTTGCAAAGGCACTATTCCGTGACGCTCAAATAGTTCAGGATATATCCGCTTCCGCACCAGTACGGCGCCGCGCACCGCTGTAGTTCTGGCCCCAACAGATTGATTGCCGTACCAATCATGGGTGCCGTAAAAATCGCTATGTCGTGATTCTGCCCAGGTTTTCCAGCTTGATTTATATTTGTTAGTCGCACCCGTAGGAGTGCTCATAATCCCATCGCCAATCCAATTATTTATAATCACGCCAATCGCCCTGGATGCGTAGGCATCGTTATCGGCAAGATCCTGGTGCCGCTTTACCAGCCAGTAGTACGCCTGTCGCAGATCGCTGTTTGGACCGCTGTTGTTTGTCCACCAGCCAGAGGTTCGCCGGGTGTCCTCTGCGGCCTCAAACCGGGCCATGGTGCGGCGGGCAAGTTCCCGGTCATCTCGGAGCCGCTTGCCTTTGCCCTTGCTCTTACCCTTGCCCATCAGGTTGGCCGAGACACGCTGAAGTAGGTGCGTCGAACCCGACGCGAGGTAGTCGGCTCCGCCTCTGCGGCCATGGATTGTTCGATCCGGCGCATTTCATCCAGGCTTCGATAGGTGATCTCCCGGCCGTCGCTGAATCGAGCTTTTAGGACGCCCTGATTGATCTTGCTGCGCAGCTCAGCAAGGTCCGCAGCGACATCCTCAGAGGTATAGGCCATGGCCCCATCTTACCTCTTTAGCCAGCCTTTGCGCCGGTCGGAACCGCCTGCATTAGAGCCCTTCAGCCAGCCCGACCGCTGGGGGTCTCGTGCTGGTGGGGGCAGCGGCACCCCTCCCCCTCCCGTCCCCGGCGCCTGGGCGCCCAGGGTGCGGGCGAGCTGGGCCCACATGGTGCCTGCTGCGTAGTGGCGCTTGGTTAGCTCCAGCATCGCCAGGATGTAAACCTCCAAATCCAACGGCTCGTTTCGGGCCCCTTTCTCGTTTCGCCATTCAGATTGCTCAAACCCTCTGCCGTCAATTGTGGTTACAAGCTTCTCACAAGTTAAACCCTTAAAATATTCATCCTTTGCATTTTGCCCAAAGTGCATAAACCCCGGCCCTGGTTGCTCAATGTTTAACCTTCCGTAAATAGTTCGTTTTAGAGTATGCGTGTTTATCATGTAAAGGGTAACCCCCTTTTTTATCTTGCGACCACGTAAATTTACGTCTTGTTTTGTGCCATCGCCAAGGGTTTTAGCTTTTTTGTCGCTGCCGCCTTTGACTGCTACCACTCCCTCGTTGACCCTTTGGCGGCAGTAGTCATAGGCTTCATGCGTAAAATGGCCCCCAGTGTCAACCGCTGTTTTGTGAACGGTCATGGTGCCGCCGCTTGCATGATTAAATACAGTCTTACGAATCACGTCAATCTGCTTCCATACTTTATCTTCTGCTGGATTTCCATATACCTTCTCGTGCCATATCAGCCAGCTTTCCTCGCCTACTCCAAAGCCCTTGACCTTGATCTCTAGCCATGTGTCCTGAACGTCAACCGCCGCCAGTAACAGCAACACCCCATCTGGGCAGAACCCGCTCGGATATGGGTTTGCCGCGGCACGTTGCATCAGGCCATCGGCAGAAACCTTGGCTGTTGCGGGATCCTCCCAGGCCTCGGCTGCCCGCTTGTTCACCCAGCCCTTCAGGAGAATAGTGTCATTTTTGGCACGCAAAAATTCATCGCGGATTTTTTCCCAACTCAGCCATCCATAGGGGGCATACCAGCCAGGCAGGTGAAACCCTGCTGTTTCGCCATCGCCCTTGGCGGTAGCTCCCCACACCCCTCCGGCCAGCATCGCCACTTTGTGATGCTGCGCCAGGCGCTCACCGCACGCTGGGCACTTGCACCAAACCTCCCCATCCTTTTTGTCCCAGACCATGTGCTCCCAGCGGATCACCTCGTTGGCCCCGCAGCAGGGCATGAACGCGGCAAGGCGCCGGCGGTCGCTGCGATTTTCGAACTCCCAGGTGATCCGGCACGCGCCGCGGGTGCCGGGGGTGCTGGTGATCAAGGTTTTGCGGTCGGGAAAGTTGCTCTGCCGCGCCTCGGCGTTCTCGATCGGACAGCCCTTGTCGTCAATTTCCAGGGGCAGGCTTGACGCCTCATCAACCCATAGGTTTTGGGCCGGCATCCCCTGGGCAGCGCTGCCGCTGTTGCCGCCAATGATTGATAGCAGCATGTCCCCTTGAAACTCCTTCAGGAACATGGCGTTGGCCGCGTCCCTGCTCTTGGTGCTGATCTGCTTTGCGGCAACCGCCGGGGTGTCCTTGAACAACGGGTCAAGCCGTTGCCTTACCTGCCGCTTGGCAAAGGCTTCGGTTGGGAACAGGATCAGGAAAGGCGCCGGGTCCATCGCAATGGTTCGCCCCAGCCAGTTCAGGCCGCATTCGGTTTTGGCCCCTGACTGGCTGCCGAAGATCAGGATCACGCGCCTGATCTTCTTCTCCCGTGGGCTCAACAGGTCCATGGGCTCCCGCAGGAATGGCACCCGATCGGTTCGCCACTGCCCAGGCTCTGAGCTGCTGCGCCTGGTCAGCTGTCGCTCGGCGTCGGCCCACTCGCTGACGCTTAGATGCAGCGGCGGTTGAATGGCCTCAATGAACGCATCCTCGTAAATCTGGCCGCCGTCAGGCATGCTGCTTGAGCCCCTTGAGGGCGTTCTCGATCTCCTCTTCGAGCAGGGCCCGCACATCCTCTGGATCACTCATCGCAGCCAGCCGCGCAGCATTGCGGGTTGGAATGATCAGCAGCAGGTCCCGCACCTGGCGAGCGAGCTTGGCGGCCCTGGTGCGAACATCCACTTCGGTAACCACCTCGTTTCGATCTCTCAAAGCTCCGACACGCGCCCGCTCTGCGTCGTAGTGCAGCTTGCGTTTCATGCTGACATCGGCCGCCTGGATCTCATCTTCTGGTAAGCCCAGGATCAGGCTTTTTAGTTCGTTGTCACTGGGCAATCGATCGGGCCCAGTTGGAGTCGCAACAGAGGCGCCAGGTTCGGAGGAGCTTTTTTTGTGGCTATTGCGAACCTTGACTGCATCCCAAAGGCGGTCGGCAATCTCAGAATCAATCAGAAACGAACCGTCTTCCTGGGGGATCACCGCCGGCTTGATTCTGATTTGCCTGGCCTCCTTCACCGTTGGAGCACTACAGCCCCTGTGCCTGGCGTACTGCGCCTGCGTCATCAATGGCATGTTTTCAGGGCAACCCTTAGCCTTAGCCTTATCCTAACGGCTAGCCTAAGCCTTACATGTGCTTGAGGCGGGGTAGGGGTTGGTGTGCCTTGCCGGGTGATCGAGTAAGGCTAATTTTTTGGCCACTCGCTAGAAAAAGATCGCGCGCGAGATGACCCACGGCTAAGACCCCTGTCGAAGGACCCAAGCCATGGGGGGGTGCTTCACCGTGCCGTCTTCAGCGCCTCGGTCACATGTCGCTGCAATGCGGGCCCCCAAGTCCTGCTCACGCTGTTTTGGGTGACCTGACGGATTGGCCATCGCTTGGGGATGTTGGGCAGCTGGTTGAAAAGCAGGAGCGACTCGACCCGATACCTGCGCATCCTGCCTGAGCCGATGCGACGGTAGACGCCAGGCTTGAGCTTGCCGCGCCGCTTGTCAAGCATGAAAGTTTCAGGCCCACCCTTGAGAGCATTGACAGCCGCGGCCTTGCTCATGTTGCCCGATGCATTGAGCCGTGCCCCACGCCCTGGTCGCCATGCTGGGGCAGCCGTGAGGCGCCGCTCTGATGGCCTTTGAGGCCTAACGCCACCCTGGATGGATGGCAGCAGGTAACGCTCCTGGATTTGTTGTGGTGCCAGTTCGGCAGTCAGGTTGCGCTTGTTGCTAAACCTGGAGACCCTGTAGGCCCGTTGGGTGAACTGGGTGGGCCTGTCGAAGTATTTGTTAGTCGATTCATTGAGATCTTTAACTCCGCCTTTGGCGACCTCATTAAGTGCCCTCGATGCTGCGAAAGGCATTTGACCTTTAATCTGTGCCAACCATGCCTGAGCCTTGTTGAGGCCGCTGGTGTCAATGTCCAGGCGGATATTCGCCATCTATCCCTCCACCAACCCCATGGCCTGCAAGTAGCGCGCCCACTGTTCCAGGGTGAGCACCACGCGCCAAGTGCCGCCTCTGAATCGAATAATGCTGGCAGCGTGTTCCTCTTGGGCGTTGATGCGCTGCTGTTCTGCTGCGGTGGGCTTGGCCCTGGCTGCAGCAGCGGTGTCTTCCCAGTTGGCGATTTGGACGACATGTGCCGGCACCCCGTCAAGGTCGCCGGTGTCATCGGCCCGACCTGCCCCTAGTTTGCGTCGAATGGGCAAGCCAAGGGCTTCGGTGAGGATTGCAGCGGCTTCCAGCTCGCCTCGATCCCCTTTACGTTTTGGTCGATTTGCCATTCCCCAATTTTACCTCAAATCCCGCTTTGCCGGTTCAACCACGCGGCGGTAATGGTAACCGCAAGCCGCGGTCCCATTGGTGACGGCATTCCAAATGCTTTTTTTATGAGCAAATACTTCTCTAGCTGCTGCAGCAATTGAAGGGTATCGGCGTCCAGTTTCAACGCATTCTATAACATAAGATTTAGTTAATCTTGGTAATTGCATTTTCGCAATCTTAAAAGCAATAATCTCGGAGTCGATAAGTTGTGTAAGCTCTGATTGTGCAATACCGCCAAACTGTTGTGGGTGTTTTTTAGCAAATTTTCTAAGGTGCATACGCGAGACAAAGCGAGGGCTATTTTTTGCATTTGATCGTGCAACAGCGGGAAGGCCAATTTTAATCCAATTATAAATCTTTTCATAGCTATAGCCTGTAAGCGTTCTGATGTCTCCAATAGATATAAATTCTCCCTGTGGCTGCATTGAGAGGCCTAGCTGCTCGGCCTTTTGCTGCATAGCCATGGGCGTTCTGGGTGGGCGGCGTTGGTTGAAACGCTCGGCGACCAGCTGCCAGGGCAGCTCCCCAGCAAGGTCGGACAGCACCTCCAGGTCTTCTGGTGTCCATCGTCTCCATTGGCGATTGGGTGCTGGTTGGGTCATGGCTGGTGGGTGTGTTGGGGGTAATGGCTTGAATGTTGGTCGCTAGGTCGAATGTTGGCGGGTGCAGCCAACATTGAGATCCTTTCCAGCGCAAAGGATCTCAAGGAATTTTAGCCCAATGTTGGTCTGTTGGTGTGTTGGTCGTTCCGGGTGTCCGTTTTCGTGAAAAAAGGGGTAAGAAAAAAAAGAAAGCCTAAAAGGACCAACATACCAACATAGACACATATATATATCTATATCCCTTATGGGGACTAGGTTTTTGAATGTTGGTCATCGACCAAC